CTGATGCTGACCGAAGTTGATCTTCACCAACAGCTCAGGGAACTGGGTGAACACCAAAGTCGCGCTTGCAGCAAACGCGGTGGCAGGGGCTTGGTTCAGGACGAACGAGGTTGCGCCAGCCGAAGCGGCGGTGTCCACGAACGAACCCGACGAGATGTACTGACCGTTAGCAGCCAGCGAACCAACGTCCGTACCCACGGGCAATGCGAAAGGCAGAGCCGAGCAGGTAACGGTGGCGGTGGCAATGCTGGTGTACGTTGCCGTACCCAACGACACAGCCGTCTCTTGCACCAAACCCAAAACACGAATCGGCAAAGAGCTGGTCGTGACAGGGGTATCGGTGGGAGCGGCAAGGGCGTTGGCCGAATCACCGGTGTTGGTACTGCCGGTATTGTTCAGGCATTCCAAGTTCTGGCCAATCATGGCACGAGCACCAGAAGCCACGGTCGTGCCCGAAGAGCAGATCACAGCTTGGAACACAGTGTCAGGATCGTCACAGACGATGGCAACCGCATCGCCAGCCAAGGTGGAAGCGGGCCAGTATTGGCTAAAACGCTTCTGCTTGGTCGTCGGGTCGGTGTAAGAGCAGCCCAGGAAAACCCCAGTCTGATTACCTGCCGTGCCAGAGGTAACGGACAAACGCTGGATCTGACCACGGGTCAGGCCAACGAAGTCACCATAAAAGATGTTCGTGGAGTAGCCGTAGGGAATGTTGTATTCCCGAGTGGAACCCGCAAACACCTGCCCACCGATCAAATTGATCGGCTTTAGCCCGTAAGGGGCCGAAACAACAGGGTAAGCCATTTAAGACTCCTATGATTGAGGTGTACCGCGACCAAACGTCACCTCAGAGCGGCGCTCTTTAAACAGAGGCATCCGAGGATCGTTGTCGCGCATGAAAGTGTTGTCCACCGATTGCATCTGACCGTCTGCCTGTTTTTGGTAGTGGTCATCACGCTGCTCGACGAACTCCTTTGGTGTTTTGCAAAGCAGAAGACCTCCGATCTCAATGCTGTCTGGATAACGATTCTTGGAACCGGTATTCATCAGTTGGATCTCCGGGTGTTCAGAAGCTTTTACAGGCTCCCAGCCTTCGCGGAGTTTTGAGGAGACATTGCTGGGATCATCAGTCCCAAGCGTGCTGATACGAATCCAGCGGAACGCATAACCTTCTTCCGGGTTGGGAGAAGGCAGAGTTTCCGGGGGCATCCATTTTTTTGGACGCTCCATTTTGATTCGTGAGTCCATTTCACGGGGGGTACGTTCAGCCATTTTGTTTCCTCATTTCTTCCGCAACCTTTTTGGCATAGAGTTCCAGAGGAACTCCCAGCCGCTTGGCGATATTTACTTGGGACTGCGTCAGCACGATCTTTTTGGGCGCGGTGCTACGTGTGGCGGGTGCAACTACATTTGACTTTTTAGGGGCCTTTTCTGAGGGGAACGCATCAGGAAAAAGCTGCCGTACACGGGAATTTATTTTCTCGTAGTACTCGTCTGTCGTTGGATTTACCCCACCTTCCACAAGTTTTTGATGGACCGCTAGCGCAACTGCCGTCATTTCTTGGTCAGATCCAAACCACGGATTGGACTCTTGCCACGCACGGGCTTTTGAATCGACCTGAACTTGCGGTTGTACTACCGGTTGTGAAACGCTTTGTACCTCAGTTTTTTCCGGTTGTAAAGCCGGTGGTTTAAAATTATTTACTCGCTCAGCGCGGTTGACTGCTTTAGCCAGCGCTTCTTGCGCCTCAATAATCCCTTCCGTATCAAACGCCTCGTGTGCATCTTTCAGTTTGCGCTTGGCTTCTTCAATCTCACTGGCCACCACACGTTTGGCCTGATCCAAAAGCGCAGCTTGTCCTTGCCCCAGGCTTCCTTGGAGACGCTTGTTCTCTTCTAAAACCTGTTGCGCAAGGCGAATAGCCTCTTCTCGCTCACGTAAAGCGGCCTCTTTTGCCCGTCTTTCTTCGTGATAACCCTTAGAAAAGTGCTGAATTCGCTTCTTTACATTTTCGCCGTACTGTTCAAGCTCTTCGTCTGTGACTTCAGCAGGGGGCTCCTTCATGGGCGTGCGCCCACGATCTTGTGGAGGTGTATCGTCTACAACCTCAACTTCGGGTTTACCCTCATTTTCAATCTCAAACTCAACTTTGTCTTCCGTTTTAGCTTTCGGCGACGTGTCTACAACCATTTCGTCGGGAAATTTAAAGTCATCTGCCATGGTTTTCTCCTTAAACGCGGCTGATACCGCGAGGATCTTGCACAACCGCCTCGACGCTGTCGTCGTTAATCAAGCGGAACTCGCGCCCATGGATCTTGACTCGGGTGCCCGTGTTTGGACGAACCAAGACGAAATCCCCAACCTTACAGGACGGGCCAGACGGGAATCTGGTTTTGTCCGCGTAAGCGTCAGGCCCCATTGCAACCACAAACAAAACAGGCGACATCACTTCTTCAAAGTGCATCGTTTGGCCGGATTTAACCAAACCACTGTCGTATTTGTCCTCAATCTCCGGTAACACGCACAAGAGATGGTAGGTTGCGGGTTGTGGCAATTGTTTTGCCCTTTCCTCCGGGGTTTCCGGAAGGACGGTGGGAATTGCTTCCTCACCGGTTGAGAGAAGTATTTCACTCATCTTCGTCTTGCTCCATTCTTCGCACGAGGTCGGTGATGTACATATGTGCCTGGGATAGACCCCGGATCTCCCCGCACAAACTCTTGTATTCGGCGTAATCTTTAGCAGCCCCGTCCACTAAAACGTGGGCGATAGACTCGCGCCGCTCTTCAATTTCTTTCATTACCACGGAAAACGCAGTGGTTGCCATGATGATTCCTTACTGTTTGGGTTGGGCGGGCTTTCCTTTAGCCATGTGCTTAACAAGGTCCGCCCTAAGTTTCTGTTGATGTTGGCGATCTTTAACAAAATTGTTCTGTGTGTTTTGCCGCTCTTTAGCCGCCGCTGCCAACTGTGCGTTTTGCTGTTGCACAGCCAACCGCATTTGTTCTTTCTGAGATTCAAGTTGCAGGCGTTGCTGCTCAAGCTGCATCTTCTGTTGAGCAATCTGAAAGTCGCGCTGGCTATCAACCTCTTTACGCTGAAGTTCTTGTGCTTTCAACTGCAACTCTTGCTGCTGCAACATCAGCGTCGGATCCTGCGCTTGCTGTTGCTGCTGTTGTTGAGCAGCCATCGCTTGGTTCTGGATCATCGTCCGTTGTGCCGCCGCAGCGATCAACGGAGCCAGAGCTTTCTCATCGTCCTCACTGATGGGTGAGTTGTCGTCTGCATCCAACGCAGGCAACGGAACCCCGAGTGCCATCTCAATCTGAGCGCGGTACGCAAACGCCGCATGCTCAGCAATGTGCGCCATCAAGGCAGACACCATCTGTTGCGCTGCGGGATTCTGGCCAATCGTAGCCATGATCTTTGGATCCTGCATGAACGCCTGATGCGTCGCCATGTGTGCTTCATGGTCCTGATATGCAAACGCCCGGATGGGCTTGTTACGCAGCACGTCCATGTTCTCAGACACAGGATCTTGCGGTTTTTCGTCTTCAGGCAACGGCACCAACTTGTCTGCGTTCTTGACCCCCAAGACCTCCAACATCTGGCGGTGCAGCATAGGCAGGTTGTAGATCTGCGGTGCTCCTTGAGCCAACTGCAAGGCTGCTTGGTACTGCATGATCCGTTGCGCCATCGTGGCTGCGTTGGGATCAGACACGGGGATGATCTCCACCATGTCATAGTCAGACTGCTTGGCCGATGGGTTGCCACCCACAGGGATGTAGGCGTAGTCTGGCGGAGCAAAGTCACGGATGATGGCTTTGAGGAGCTTGAACTCCATCTTCAAGCTGGCGTGCACACGTGCCTGCACAGCGCCCATCGTCTTGAGCTGCCGCTCCAAAATAGCCAACGTCGTACCCACCGGAGCTTGGGCCGACATGTCGCTTACGTTCAGATCCGCAATGCCGCCAAGTCTGCGGCCATCTTCAGTGATCTGGTTGAGCAGCGCAGCCAACACTTGGCTTGGCTCCTTGTACGGCAACGGTAAGATGTTGTCGCGGATCGTGCCGGACGGCACATCAACATCACGGAACTCGCCCGGAGCGATGGGCGTATCGTCCCCTTTGACCCGCAGGCCCCGAGACTTCATACCACCGGGCAGATTGCTCAGCGTGCCTGCATCGACCAACTGACGAATGATGGACGTACCCGCCCGAGCGTAGCCACCGATGATGTGGAGCAGCCCCATGCCGTAGGCACCGAAGCCTGGGATGTAGGTGTACTGCACGAAGTGCTGCCGCTTCAGACGGCGCTTGTCTTCTTCTCGCCAATTACGGCGAATGGCCAGCACCGTAGACGTGCCTCGCTCGATGGTGATGACGTAAGGCAGAGCGATGCCATCTTCGTCCTCGTATCCTGGCAAGTCCCAGTCCACGTGAATCTCAAGCGGCTGGAAGCGATCATCATCCGTGATGCTGTAACCCTGGTCCTCCGCCTTCTTTTTCTCCACATCACTGAAGATGTGCACTGGCTCGCCAAGGTCTACGTCTCGGTAGAAACCCTCCACTTGTAGACGTTTGATCTCATTTTTGGTCTTGCGCATGACGTGCGTGACGCGCTCAGCGGTGTACACATCACTGGCCCCGTAGGGCATGATCAAGTCTTCTGCCGGGATGAACGGCGCTGCGGCTTGCTCTTTGGTGGGGTCTGGGTAGACTTTTTTGAACGCCGCACCGATGAGGCCCAGGTTCCACAACAGCTTCTCGTGCTCCGGGCGATACTCGATCATCTGGTCGGTCAAGCGCCAGTTCATGTCATCCATGACGCGCTCAGCGGCTTTTTTGTTGTCTGGCGTTTCTTCCCCGATGATCTGCGTTTTAACTGGACCTGCGGCAGGGAACGTCTCCGTGATCATCTCTGACTGGAACCGCACAGCGGCCTCGGTCAGCAACGGCGAGAACACCCCGCACGCACCCGACCACGGCTCGGTACGCTCTTCGTATTTAGTACCCAGGACCTGCAAGCCCTTGACGAACATCTCCGTCCAATCTTTGCGGCTGTTGATGTCAGCGTCCACCAAGGCGATCAATTCGGAGGCCAGCGACTGGAGGTCGCCCTCGTCCATGTACTCCGCGAGGTTCGCATCAAAGTCTTCTGCCGTCTCGGCTTCAGGCTCCAACTCAATCTCGACGCCCCCGGCGTTAATACGCACGCTCTCTGGGTCCTCGATCTCAATCTCCAGGGCGGGCTCTGATGTCATGGCACCCATGTCCATCGGGTCAAGTGAGCGATCAAAATTAGTTGCCATGATTACCTCAAATAAGTTTGGTGTTGCCCGCGTTGGGGACTGTGCCGCCTTTAGCAAAACCCAAAAGGCTTTTGACTTTTTCAACCATATTGGGTTCTTTTTCCGGCAACCGCGTATATGGGGCGATGTCTTTAGCGTCCAAACGCGTCTGTCTAAGTCCCGTCATTGCGTTGTATGTTTCACGCACATTCCGGTCTTTAAAAAGCGTTTTTCGTAGAACAGGATCTTTGGTTAGATCTACGCCTTGAGTTGCCTCAACAGAAGCCAAAGACGCTAGTTGTTCAAATAAAAGATTGGGCGCTAACGAGCCTTGAAACTGGTACATCTTGGGACTGAAGTATGCATTCTTCAACCCGTACTTTTCTTGCAAATAAGGCGCGGCATCAATAGCAGAACGTACAAAATTGCCTCGGGCTTTTGAATTGCCCACAAGCGTGTCAAACTGTTTATTTATATCGGCGGGATGTCCAAGACCTCGGCCAGCCAACAAATGTTCAGCCTCGTGTGCAACAGTAGTGTCTTCGGTTTCGTCGGGGCTCAAGTACATCCTGTCTGGCTCTCCCGGCGATTTTTTGGGCAACACCATACCGCGTGTGTTTGTCCCCTGCAACGCAGGAAGATCATAAGCCAACAAGCCAGGAAGGCCCGCTGTGTTGACAGGCGGAGACCGCAATTGTCGCGGAGCGTAGCCGCCAGGAGAAACGCCCGCATCTAATAAACGCGCCAAAACCTCAGTATCTAAAACTTTATCGGATGTTGCCATGATTGTCCTCAGTAATATGCAGCCCTACGCAGGCTGCGGAAGTATGTCGGCTCATCAGGCTCGTCAGACGGCAGGCGGATGAACCCCCCATTGCGCAAGCGCATGAGCGCTTGTGTCATCGTATCCACATAGTCGTCGTGCTCCCCAGCAGGGAACGCAGCGACTTCTTCAATCAACTCTCTGGCCCATCTAGTATCGGGAGCCCAGACGCGGCCCGAAGAAAAAAAGTCCGACACGGAGTTTAAGCGCACCGTTTTGTCGTTGGATGCGTTGGCTTTACCGCGAGAGGGGGTGAACTCACTGAGCACGATGCCCATGGCACGTAATTCTTGGATGAGCGGAGCGCCTGCGGCTTTCTTTTCAATCAAACACGCATCCGGCTCCCACTCCTTGTAATACTCCAGCGCACGTTTTTTGAGTTCAGGAAACGCCCACCGCCCCTTGATGGCGTCGAGCAAAATAA